GATGTAAGCACGTCTAAGCATGGTTTTGCACCTAAAGCACCAAATGATACTACAAAGTTTTTAAGAGGTGATGCAACATGGGCAGTAGTACCTGCAGGTGGATTGACTAAATTCACCGAAGCAGAAGCAACTACTTCACCAAATAACACGGTATATGTTGATAGTTTAACAGCTGCAGGAAGTACAACGAATGTTGATGTGGCTATTGTACCAAAAGGTACAGGAGCATTTACTTTAGCTATTCCTGATTCGGGAGTTAATGGTGGTAATAAACGTGGTGCTAATGCTATTGATTTACAGACATCAAGAGGTTCTGCTACACAAGTAGCAAGTGGTCTTTATTCAGTAACGGCAGGTTATGGAAATACGGCTTCAAATAACATGAGTGTGGCACTTGGAAGACAAAATGTATCAAGCGGCCCAGGTGGGTCTTTTTCAGCAGGTGATACAAATACATCTTCAGCAACATCATCTATTGCTTTGGGCGCAAGTAATACATCAAGTGCTTTTGCATCAATAGCGGCAGGATCAGGTAATTCAGCATCAAATAATTATGCTGTTAGTTTAGGTTATTTCAACACGTCGTCGGGTATATCTTCTGTTTCAGTGGGAAATATAAATACATCAAGTGGTGACTATTCATTTAGTTATGGCTCTTATGCTCATACTTTTGGTATATATGGCAGAAAATCATACGCAAGTGGTAGAGAGTCAACAACTGGTGATGCTCAAACATCAAAGTTTATACTTCACGAAAGAACTACAGACGCAACAGCAACTACACTAACAACCAATTCAAGCGCAGCTTCAACTACCAACCAAGTCATACTACAGAATCAAAATGCTTTTAGTTTCAAAGGAACTATTATAGGTAAGCAGTCAGGCTCTACAAATGCATCCGTTTGGGATGTTGATGGATTTATTGTCAGAGGTGCAAACGCAGCGGCTACAACATTGAACGTGTCAAACGTTACATTGGTACAAAATACACCTGCATGGGGTACACCAACACTTGCAGCAGATACAACTAACGGAGGACTTAGAGTACAAGTAACAGGTGCAGCAGCAACTAACATACAATGGACAGCGGTTATAGAAACAACAGAAGTAATTTACGCATAATAAAAAAAATAAAATGGCAAATTTTCAACTAAAAGAAGTACAAGCAGTAGGAACTGCGACGATACAAGCAGATGGATCACTTGTTCAATCATGCATGGTAGTAACAGAGATTCAAGGTATTAAAGCACAAGGTAAGGTTTTAAGTGATTTAGCATCATTCGAAGTGCCTAACTCAGTAATGGCAAACCAAGCAGAACCTCTTAAAGCTGCATGGGCGCACATTCAAAATGTACTTGCACCTGCATTCGTATTAGACAACTACGAAAATGCTTAAGACAGGAGACATATTACATTGCTCTGGAAAGAGATTAATCCCGAAACTTATAAAGGCATTCACAAGGTCTCAGTTCTCACACTCTGCTCTTTTCGTGGAGTGTTGGGGGCAACCTTATATTATAGATGCTCAAAAAGATGGAGTTAATTTAAGGCCGTTTAAGGAATGGAAAGACAAGTATCAATATGATTATATAGTTCATCGTCAAATAAACGATTACAACGAAAAAGAACTAGCAATTAAGGCACTTTCTAAAGTAGGACATACTGCATACGATTTCGAGGGATTGATAGTTAAGCAACCAATAGAACTTTTAACAGGAAGTTGGAAGAAGAAAAAAGACGAAGGACAAAGAATGTACTGTTCAGAGTTTGTAGCTTGGGTATGGGGTGCTAAAGAAAATTATCGCATGTCACCTAGAGATTTATATGAATGGTGTTTAGTAAATAACTTTGTAGAGAAACAAGAAACTAATATCTAATGGAAATATTCAGCTTTATAACTGAGTCAGGACTACCACCTCTATTATTGTTTATACTGTTTATTATTATAGCTGTGTTCTACTTTTTCGGTAAGAACATAAATCTATATATAAAGAGCAGAATAGGAAACAAACAGAGGGCAGAGATTAAAGATTTAAAATCACACGATATATTCAACACCTTGCAACGAGTAAAGCAAGAAGTGTATTTTTTAAAGTTCTACACACATGGAAACTTTGATGCAACAAAGACTGCTATGTGTCAAGACTTCGTAAAATACAAGTGCGAAATATGTGATGAACACTTTGAGAAGTTTGCAGAAAAGGACTTCAGTCTGGTAGGTATGGATCAGTTAAAAAGCATGATGTTAGATGCTATGTATGCGATGCATTCCGATTATATTAAAGCTACTAAGAACCATTGGTTAAATAGAGGCATATCTAAAGAGGATGCTGATTTTGTTATCTTATTGTTTGAGAAGTTTAGACACGATGTTGTTATGAGTTTCCAGCACCGTATAGATGCCATATTTGCCTGTGAGCATTATGATACTAAGTTTAAGAAAATACTTGCTTGTTATGATATGTTTGCATTTGGTATAGATCTATTACCTAAAGACCTACAAACAACATTTGAAGCAGTTAATGGCAGATTTGCACAAATAAATTACAGATGAGTAAAATAGTAGAAATAGCAAAAGGTTATGTAGGACAGGAAGAACTACCTAACAACTCAGGTTTTAAGAATAAGGACTTTGAAAAGAGAATGAAAGAGGTTGGATTCCAGAAGGGACAGGCTTGGTGTTCATACTTTGCAGAGTTAGTATGGAAAGAAGCAGGAGAAGATGTTAAGCCGTTTAGTGCATCGGCATTTAAAACCTATCTAAACTATGAGAAAGCAGGTAGAAAAGGCGAAGTAAAGCCTGTGCTTGGTTCTTTGGTGGTGTGGCGATCCGTAGTAAATGGGCAACCACAATGGACAGGACATATAGGTATTGTTGTAGAAGTTAGTGAGGATTCATTTAAAACTATCGAAGGTAATACTAATGCTAAAGGTGGCAGAGAGGGTGTACAAGTAGCTTTAAAAACAAGGCAATATAATTGGTCAGCAGAAAAAGGTTTAAGATTAATAGGTTTTATTCATCCGAATGATTAGATTTGTTGCTCCAAGATACGTTTAGATTGACAGTTAGGCCCTTAAGTGGGCCTTTCTTTTACCTACTAACTGAAAAATATTTTATTTTTTATTTTGTAGTAATCAATAAAGTGTTATATTTGTAGAGTCAATCAATAATAAACGTTATGAAAAATCAATTAAAATTACAGTATCGTTCGCTTAAGAGTGGCAATGCCAATATGTACTTAGAGCGCAACGGAGAAGAACTAGAATGCATTGTAGAGTTCAATGTGTCGATAGTTGGTACACGCTTAGACAAGTACGTGTATGGTTATGAAAAGACCATTAACGTAGAAGACCTAATAATAGAGGATATAGATGTTGAGATAGTAGAGGTTTTATTGTATGAACCTTATTGCCACGTGATAAACATAAATGCACGAAACGAAAAAAGGTTTATAGAAGAAATTACTAATGATTTCTTTACAAATGAAAGTGAGTGGTTAATTGATTATGATGAGTTATGAAACACGAATGGATAGTAAGAGCATCACAAGTAGGTGAGTTAATGACACAGGGCAGAAGTAAAGCCGATATGTGGGGAGAAACTGCAATGAAGTGCATACAGAAGGCAGTATTATTTAACAAGTACGGTATAGAGCATAATTTTACTTCTAAATATACTGAAAAGGGTATAGAGTTAGAGCAGGATGCTATATATTTAGCCAAGCGAGTATTAGGTTGGGATATTGATCCTGAAGCACCTAAACAACGATTAGTTAATGATTGGGCGATTGGTGAACCAGATGTAAACCAAAGCATCTTAGCGGATATAAAAAACAGTTGGAGTGCAGATAGTTTTCCGTTTTTTGATGTAGATTTAAAAAATAAATCCTATCTATACCAATTGCAGACCTATATGTGGTTGTCCGACAAGAGTGAGTCTGAACTAGTTTATTGCCTTTTATCGTGTACGGAAGCACAGATTCAAAATGAAGTAATAAGATTAACTTACAAGTTGATGGAACGCAGTAGTAATATATCTAAAAGCATGGCAGACATAGAATATGAAGCACAGCGAATAGTAGACAGTCAACTACGGTTCGATCATATACCTGAAATTTCACGTGTAAAGCGTTTTATTGTAAAAAGGGATGAGGACATCATTCAAGACATAAAAGAACGCATAGAAGCAGCTAGACCTATTTACGATCAAATATATAATGCGATATGAATATAATGCACATAGTACGTTTTTGGAAAAATAAAAGTATTCCACAGGACAAAGGAGGAAGTTTCAATTTAGAACTTTATTTAAGAATCTTAGAAATCAAGAACACATGTATAGACTTGAATACCACATTGGGCAAAAATTAGTAGAATCGTTTTATTTCCCTTCGCGACAGTTGGCCTTATGGAAAAGAAACCAGTTGAAAGGAAGTGGACATTATCAGTTAGGAACATTTAAAATCACAATGACATGACTATACAACCTAAACGCTTGGAATTGAGTTTAACCTTTGTAGATAGGTTAGGACTTAAAAGAATGTTAGCCGAAGTAATAAACGGTTATATCAATGGTGTTTCGCAGGATCGTATGATTATAGCGGATGACATCTTAGATTATAAGATTACAGAACACTTTGACGAGAAGAAAATGCGCTTTGAAGAAATATCTGGCCGTAAGTGTATAGTTATAAAGAGTAGCGTGTAACTAATAACTAGAAATCATGTTTGAATTAACACATAAAGAAGGATGGAAGACACTTGCTCGAATGGTGGAAACAAGTGAAGGTATTAAATGGTTTGAATGGGATTCAGATTGGGAATTAAAAGATGACTGTTGGGTTTGGTGCGAAGAAATCAAATAGCGTGTAACTAATAACTAACCGACATATATCGCTTATATGGCATGTAGTAATTTTATATCTCCCAAACCAAAATGTTATGGGCATAAATCTATCAATCAAATGATGATAGATGATGTTATAAATTTTATACGTAATTATAATTATATATTATATGACATTAAAACTAATCGCCTTATTAACACTTATATCTATAGTAATAGTGTTACTAGGTTTAATAACTAAAAATAATTAAGATGAAACAAACAGCAGTAGAGTGGTTGTATGAAAAGATACTTTTAACTCCGTTAGATATACGTGAAATTAACAAGTGCCTTGAACAAGCCAAAGCAATGGAGAAGGAGCAGATAATTGAAGCGCATTTAAAAGGATATTTGGAAGAAATACCAAATCCATCTGCGTCTCATTACTATAAAGATATGGCAGAACAATACTACAACGAAACCTTTAAATCAGAATAAGATGGAGCAGACAGCAGTAGAATGGTTTATAGAAGAATTAACCAAGCAAAATATGTTTATGCATTTATTTGCTAAAGAAATTGAACAAGCCAAAGAAATTGAGCAGAAGCAAATAGTTCAAGCTTTTAATCACGGAAGAAATGTAGGTAGTGTTGGAAGCCCTGGAGTAGATGGGAACTATTATTATAAACAAATATTTGAATCAAAAGATGATAGCATATAAATTAATTAGGAAATTGAAAGATGGTAGTCTATCTCCATTGTTTATAAACAAAAAAAGTAGAATACCAATTGGAGTATGGTTAGATGCAGAAGAACATCCAACAAAAGGATTTGCAGTTAGAAAAGGTTGGCATTGCACACTACAACCAATAGCACCACATCTTTCAACAAAAGACAGGGTTTGGGTAGAGGTTGAGGTAGAAGATACTGAATTGTATAACAGACCTGAATCACAAGGAGGAACCTGGGTACTAGCACAAAGAATGAAAATTATCAAGGAGTTAAAAGAATTAACCTTTAAATCAGAATAAGATGAAAAAAATACTTTGTTGGTTAGGATGGCATAATTTTACTTGTAGCATTCAAGACTTAATAGATGAGTTTGGATATATTCCATTAGACAACAAAATGGCATCTAACTCAAAATGTGAAAGATGTGGTAAAACCTTTAAATAAGAATAAGATGAAAACAAAAGAAATAGAACTAACAGCAGCTATCAGCATATTGCCAGTATTAGCTGATTACTTAGAAGACCAACCGTTCAATCAACTTACTAAAATGAAAACTAATACATTGATTTCTATGATACGCAACCTTGATAGGCATTTCATGGATATAGCATCACTAGAAGCTATTGAACAACAACATAACATCGCGTTATGGTTTAGAAATGAAATAAAGAATAAGAAATGAGTTTGTATAGAATCGAGTTTGTCATAGATGGATTCCCTGGTTATTGGCAAGGAGTGGCAGATAATAAACTACACGCAATAGAGAAATGTGGTGTTAAATATTCTCAAATCGTAAATATAGAAGTTATTATGGATTATTGGAAAGTTACTTACCTACAGAATGGACTGTATGGTTACTGGATAGGAATGGCTTATGATCGTGATCATGCTATAAGCAAAGCAAATGTAAATGATTATGATTTAGTAAGTGCAGAATTATTTGACGAAATAGAAACAAAAATTGATAAGCAATCAATTAAAAAATTAAATTAGCGTTCCTTTTAAACATACTCCCTCCTTTTGAAGTAGATGAACGCACTAATTAAGGAGGGTAGTTAAATCTCCTAATCATGAAAAGACTAATAATTTTAGCACTATTATTTGCTAGTTGTAATAAGCAAAGTGTACAGCCTTCCTCACAGGTAAAAGATTGCAATTGTGATAGAGTAGTGGAAAAGCATAAATTTAATATGGTAGGAAATCAGTCAGGGCAAGTAATTTATTTTGGTGATTACATTACTATAAATGATTGTACAGGTATCCAAAAAAGTGGTGATTGGAATAGCACTAATGATCCAGAGCCAATAGTTGGACAATGTTATTAAAATAGTTTGCATTTAAAATAAATTATTATTTTTGTATCATGTCGTGCAGGACATAGTTAAGAAGTTATTTAAAAGTCTAATGGTGAGTAGGGCTGCACCCCGAAAACTGTTAGGCTTTTGTCGTTTAAATAAGTGCAGTTATTATGGCAGAAAACAAGAAAGGATTTGTTTTATATGCAGATCAACGTAGCATAATAGATATGCTTTCAAATGAAAAGGCTGGAGAATTAATAAAACATATTTTTTCTTATGTCAATGATGAAAATCCAATTAATAATGATCCTCTAGTTTTATTAGCTTTTGAGCCTATTAAATTGCAATTAAAACGTGATTTAATTAAATGGGAAGATACACGTTCTAAACGTAGTAAAGCAGGTAAAATAAGTGCTGAAAAGAGGAGTAAACAAAATGAACACATGTTAACACATGTTCAAAGTGTTGAACACAACTCAACAAATTCAACAGTAATAGTAAATGATACAGTAAATGTTACAGTAAAAGATATATATTCTTTTGATGAGTTTTGGTCTACTTATGGTAAGTCAATTGATAAAAATAAATGCAAAGCTAAATTTGAAAAGTTATCTAACGAAGTAAAACTTAAAATAAAAGAGGTATTACCTTTGTACGTTCAATCAACTCCAGATAAACAATTCCGTAAAAACCCACAAACATGGTTGAATGGTCAATGTTGGAATGACGAAGTAAAAACCATAATGAAAGAAGAAACGGTTGAACAAATGAATGACCGAATGCTATACGAGAATGTAATGAAAAAAATAAACATGTACCATGCTAAAGACTAAAGGAAGCGATATAGACTACCTACTAAACTATCATAGTGGTAAGATTAAGATGGGAGATGGAATAGGATGTCAAATAGATGACTATTTCAGACAGAAACGAGGTGAACTAAATCTAATACTTGGACACGATAACGTTGGTAAGTCATACTGGATAAATTGGTTTTTCTTATGTCAAGCGATCATAAACAACCATAAAATCCTCATGTGGTCAGGTGAGAACAAAACGGGAACTATTTTAAGAGATATGGTACAAATGTACTGCGGTAGAAGTTTCAAAAGCTTAACAGTTAAAGAAATTAGAAACTACTCCATGTACTTAGAACAGTATTTCGATTTTGTAGATAATTCAAAACTGTATAAACCAAATGAACTACTTAAATTATTTCAGGATTCAGATGCACAAATTTGCCTTATTGATCCGTTTACAGGTTTAGATAGGGAAATGGGATACGAGAGTAACTATCGTTTCTTAAATCAAGCAAGACAGTTCGTAAATCAAACACAAAAGACATTGTACATAAACACCCATCCAACATCGGAGAGTGGTAGAAACGGAAACTTATACACCGATGGCGAATGGAAAGGACATCTAAAGCCACCATTAAAGGATCACGTAGAAGGTGGTAAGGCATTTTTAAATAGGATAGATAACATGCTAGTGATACATCGCCTTATCAAACATGAACACATGAAATTCATGACTATGGTAAACGTAGAAAAAGTTAAAGACCAAGATACAGGTGGAAAGATCACAGGATTAAACAACCCTGTAATGTGTGAGTACAACTCTGGTTTAGGATTTAAAATTGAATTTATAGATCCATTAGCTAAATTTAGACCGAAACCTGACACTTCTAATAATTTAATTTTTTGATTATGGACATGGAACTATATACAATTCGAACACTATCTACTTTAAACCTCATCTACTGGAAAGTAAAACTAAGCAGAGAGGATATAGAGAATAAGCATCCTAAACGAACGGACTTAATAAACTCCATGAAAGATACGGAGAAAGACCTGCTCGAAATAGTAGAAGCACTACAAGTGTTTAGTGATGAGGTTAGATTGTGCCATAAGCGAATGTTCGCACTTGAGAGCATGGCAACTAAACTCACTCAGGAAGTAAAAGAAATAAAAGAACTAAACCAAAAACTAACCGAAGGACTATGAAAGAAAGAAAGTGCAAAATATGTAGTGCCAACTTTAAACCAGTTTACTCAACAACTCAAATGGTTTGCTCAGTCACTTGCAGCGTAGTATATAAAAATAAACTAAACGATAAAGCATGGGCGAAGAAAAAGAAAGACATGAAAGAAAAACTCCTAACCGTTCAAGAGTTAATGAAAACGGCACAAATCGTCTTTAACAAATATATTCGTTTACGTGATACAGGAAGAAAATGTATAAGCTGCGGACAAGTGCCAAAGAAAGAAAACGCAGGACATTACTTTAGCGCAGGAACACATACAGCAGTTAGATACGATGAAAGGAACGTTCACCTGCAATGCGAACATTGTAACACTTATCTAAGTGGAAACCTAATTGAATATAGAAAAGGACTGCTAAGTAAAATTGGATATGATGACTATGCACTACTGGAAGCCAAAGCAAATGACACACGTAAATTCACCAAAGAAGAACTGTTTGAGATTATCAAAATCTACAAAGACAAAATAAATCAAATAAAAAATAAAAAATAAAATAAATTTAATATATTTGTAGCATGTTAAATAACGCAATCAAGGTAAGAGTAACCGATAAATTACGGAAAGAATTGGAGGATAAAGCATCTGAATTGAATATTCCCATTGCTAGTTTAGTTCGTAAATGCATTTTAATAGCATTTAGAAGCGATTTAACGAACGATAATAGCAAAGATGATGCATTACACCACCAAAGCAAAAAGAAGTTGTTAGAGGGGAACTTTCATAATTGCGTTAAAGAGCGTGTAATAATAAGAATTGGAAAATTTAAAATCGTAAAATCATGAGTAGAGTCAAACGTAAATTGGAAGAGTTGAGTGAAGAAATCGGAAATGAATTCCACCCAGCACCGTTCGGTGTTCCTTTGTATCAACAAAAGCATTGTATCTTTCAAAGTTTAGCAGCATTTCAGTCTGAATGCCCTAATATCCACAAAACAACGCAAGGTTATGGATATAAGTTCGCAGATTTACCTACTATTTTAGGGATCATAAATCCGCTGTTAAGAAAGTATAACTTAGCAATAACACAACCTTTGGGTGGAACTACTGTAAAAACTATCCTATTTCATACTGAAACTGGAGAAACTATTGAAAGCGAAATAGAAATACCACAGGGAATACAGTTAAAAGGTCAAAACGATTTCCAAGTATTAGGATCGGCCATAACTTATTTAAGAAGATACTCCATCTCATCGCTATTGAATATAGTGGTGGATAACGATACGGATGTCGCAGGAGAGCAAGTTACTAAACTACCTAGTATAAAAGATGCTGATTTCGTTCGATTAGTTGGAGCCATAAACGCACAAAAGACAGATAAAGAAGGTAAGTTAATAGATTTAGCTTGGGCAAAAGCCAAATATAGCTTAACTGCTGAACAAATTAACACTATAGAGATGCTATGAGTACGGTGGAATGGGTGCTATATGGTTTATTTTTAATAGGATTGGTAGTAATATCTCATTGGATGTATGGAGAAGATGATGATTAGCCTACTACTACTGGCAAGTTGCACAGCGTACCAACCTAAATTAAACGCTACCAACTACACTAAACAAATGAAAATAATTAAAAAACAGTCAATTAAAACAGCAAAAAAAGTAAGATTATGAAAATAGCAGGAAAAGTAATAGTAAAAGGAGAAAGAAAAAACGTTGGATCGAAGTACGTATTTCAGGACTTAGTAATTGAAACAGAGGATAAGTATCCACAAAAGATATGTTTACAGGCATCCAACGATAAAACAGAACTACTAACCAACCTAAATATAGGTGATGTTGTAGAAATTGATTTCTTTCTAAATGGTAGAGAGTGGCAAGGCAAGTACTACAATACGTTAAGTATTTGGAGCATTGCATTAAAATCACCAGCGGCCGTAACACCTACTCCAATAGTAGGAAATAATGAATCAGATTTACCATTCTAATGAGTATAGAAGAACTAGCAAATATTAATAAGCTATTTAAAGGAATTGTACTAGAGTATATTGAGAGCAAAGGTATAACTATCAATAAGTTTGCCTATGCTACTCAAGTACAAGCTAATCAACTTTGGTGCTATCTAAATACGGATGACCAAAAGAAAGGCTTGCACACCTACACAATGGAAAAAATAGCTAAGTACATCAAAGAAAATCCATAACTTTGAGTAATGAATGCACTACTAAACGAACTTTCTAAGCATCACAAAGAATGGATTAAGATAGTGAGGTCTTTTGGTGAATCAAACTACACCGAAGACATAGTGCAAGAGATGTACATTCGCGCGGATAAATATATCAAACTAGAAAAGATAATGCCAGATGGAAAGCTAAACAAGTCATTCATCTGGCTTATGCTTAGAAACATATATTTAGATGCTGTAAAGAATAAAAACAGGGTAGAAAAAGTAAGCTTAACACAGTACACTTTTGTAGCAGAACCAACAGAAACTATAAAGCACGAAAGCTATAAGAAATTATATGCAAAGATGAATGCAGAAATAGATAGTTGGCATTGGTATGATAAGATGCTGTTTCAGTATTACAGAGATTCGGGAATGAGTTTGCGTCAATTGAGTGCAGCGACAAAAATAAGCACTCGTAGTATATTCTACACGATTAAAATATGCAAGCAACGATTACTTGAGTCAGTAGGTGAAGATTACCAAGACTACATAAACCAAGACTTTGAATTAATATGACACAAAAAAGAAAAAGACGAACCAAAGCAGAAATACTTGCAGCTAAAAGCGAAGGCTTAGGAGATACACTAGAAAAGGTATTTGAAGCAACAGGAATTGCATCTGTGGTTAAATTCATTGCAGGAGATGACTGTGGATGTGCGGAAAGAAAAGACAAGCTAAATCAAATATTCCCCTATCATAAACCAAACTGCCTAGTAGAAGCAGAATACAACTACTTGTCGGACTTCTTTAATACCAATACTAACATGGTAACAGGAGAAACACAAAAAAGACTGCTAGAGATTTATAACCGAATCTTTAACCAGAAGAAACAACCTACTTCCTGTGGATCATGCCTAAGAGATGTAGTAAACCAATTAAAACGCGTACACAACACATACTAATGAAACTAGTTATTCTAATGTCAGCAATAGCCTTTTTAGGAATAATGTGCTACTCAATAGTAGAATTAGTAAAAGCTGTGAGAGATTCAGGAAATGATATAATTAACTTAGACTAATGCCAATACCAGAACCAAAACCCCAAGAAGAAAAAAAAGACTTTGTAATGAGATGTATGTCCGATCCTAAAATGGTAGAAGAATATGATCAAGAACAAAGACTAGCAATTTGTAGTAACCAATATGAAGAGTTAAAAGATGGGAAGACCAAATAAAATACAAAGCCCCGAATATCTATGGGAACTATTCCAAGAATATAAATTCCACGTAAAGAATAACCCTATACTTAAACATACCTTTGTAGGTAAAGAGGGAAGAAGCGAATATAGCGAATTAGAAAGACCTTTAACAATGGAAGGCTTTGATTGTTACTGTATGGATAAGGGTGTGATACATGGACTAGAAAACTATTTTGCTAATACGAATAGAAGATATACTAAATTTTCAAGCATCTGTTCACGTATACGTAGAGAAATACGCCAAGACCAAATCTCTGGAGGTATGGCAGGCATCTATAATCCAAGCATAACACAGCGTTTGAACAACTTAGTTGACAAGGTAGAACAGACTATCGTAGAGCAACCGTTGTTTAATTTGGATGACGATACAGATACTGAATAGGAATCCAATAATTAAATCCAATGTTTTGGGGATACTACCCCCGTGATTTTGGATACTAAAAACACTTTAGGAATACAAGAATGTTCAAGACAACAACTGCCATAAAAAAAATGTTATCCTTAAAAAAGAGGATTAAAATTGTTCAAGGCGGAACATCGGCAGGGAAGACATTTGGAATACTACCTATCCTAATAGATAAAGCTGCACGCATAGATGGATTAGAAATAAGCGTAGTAGCAGAAACAATACCTCATCTACGTAGAGGTGCATTGCGTGATTTCCTAAAGATCATGAAATGGACTAACAGGTATATTGATGAACACTTTAATAAATCATTGCTACGTTACGAATTTCATAATGGTTCGGTAATAGAATTCTTTAGTGCTGATGATTCATCTAAATTAAGAGGTGCAAGGCGCGACATTCTATATGTAAATGAGTGTAACAATATCACATTCGATGCGTATAACGAATTATCCATACGTACAAAAAAAGAAGTGTTCTTGGATTTTAACCCTACTACGGAGTTTTGGGTACATAAAGAATTAAAAGACGAACCAGATAGCGACTTTATAATACTCACCTATAAAGACAATGAAGCACTAGACCAATCTATAGTAGAACAAATAGAGAAGAATCGCGCCAAAGCAGAAACAAGTGCATATTGGAGCAATTGGTGGAAAGTGTACGGTGAAGGTCAAATAGGTAGTTTAGAAGGTGTAATATTTAGCAATTGGAAGCAGATAGATAAAATACCAGAGGAAGCAAAGTTAATCGGCATAGGTTTAGACTTTGGATATACAAACGATCCTACAGCTATAGTTGAGGTCTACAATTGGAACGGTCAACGGATTATAAACGAACTGTGTTACCAAACAGGTATGTTAAATTCTGACATAGCTAAGATACTTCCTGCAAACATTCCAATATATGCAGATAGTTCCGAACCTAAATCAATTGAAGAGATTAGACGATTCGGTAAAACTATTCGAGGTGTAACAAAGGGTAAGGATTCAATAAACTACGGTATTCAAGTAATGCAATCACAAGAGTATTTAGTTACTTCTAACAGCACGAATCTAATCAAAGAACTAAGAGGATATATTTGGGATACAGATAAGTCAGGAACAAAGTTGAATAAACCTATCGACTATAATAACCACGGACTGGATGCGCTTAGATACCACGAAATGGAAACGATAGGACTAAAGAATGCACAGGGGAAATACTACATATACTAATGGAGATAGAAACAATGAAGGCCGTAGTAGAAGAGTATATCTACAAAATGACGAATCGCAGAGTAAAGATAGTATTAGATAATCCTATGAGTATGCGTAAACACTTTGTGCTGCTTTCTGAAGCTTACAGTTACGCACTTATGTATAACAATAATGAAAATAAAAGTTAATAGAGTATGAAGTTAGAACTTTTAGTGCCAACATCAACAGCAGAGATTCCATTGAAATCCTATCAAGAGTTTATGAAAATAAGCGAGGACTCCAATGATGATGAATTCATAGCACAGAAAATGATAGAAATATTTTGTGGTATAGAATTAAAGCATATCGTACAGATCAAGATGACTGATGTAAATAGATTGGTGGAAAAGTTTAGTGAGATGTTTAGCGAAAAGCCTAAATTCCAACATACGTTTAAAATTGCAGATAAAGAATTTGGTTTTATTCCTGATCTTGAGAATATCTCATTCGGTGAGTATATAGATTTAGATACAAACTTTGGAGATGTACAGAATTTACATCGTGCAATGGCTGTAATGTATCGACCAATCACACGAAAGATCAAGGACAAATACGAAATAGAAGAATATAACGGTACTTCTACTTGGGCGGATGTCATGAAGTATGCGCCTTTAAATGTAGCTTTGGGTGCTGTGGTTTTTTTTTACCATTTAAGAAACGAATTACTAGTAGCTACCCTAAACTATTTGGAGAAGAAAGTGGAGGAGATGACATCAACGAATACTCAGAAGAAGCACAATTCGGAAAACAATGGGGATGGTATCATTCAATATACGCAATTGCTAAAGGCGATCCAACAAGATTTGACGATGTTACCAGAATGGGACTACTTAAGTGCCTCACCTACCTCACTTATGAAAAACAAAAAAACGAAATCGAAACAAGAAGACTTAAACGGCAAATAAAATGAGTTATTACCACGTACTAGACACACTTAAAACCCATTTAGATAGTGATCCATTTGTAAACACAGTTAGTGAGGGATCGGTGTACAAGATAGACCTAAACAAACAGACTATCTTTCCACTATCTCACATAGTGGTAAACTCATCCACGTTTATAGATAATGTTATTCAGTTGAATATATCTATCATGGCAATGGATGTACTAGACATATCAAAAGAAGAGCCTGACGCGTTCAGAGGCAACGATAATGAGCAAGACATCATGAACACCCAATTAATGGTCTTAAATCGCCTGTATGAGTCTTTAAGAAGAGGAAATCTATATTCTAATAATTTCCAAGTAGTAGGTAGTGCAAGTTGCGAACCATTCACAGATAGGTTTGAGTCTGGTATTGCAGGTTGGACTATGACTTTTGATGTACAGATACCTAATGAAATGACTATCTGCTAATGCAAGATAAAGAGAAAATACAGAAAGCTTTAGATAGGTTTGTTAAGCACGTTACAAGCAGAGCAAAGGCAAACCTAACAAATGGAGATAGGAACGTATCTAAAAAGTTATACAACTCCATTAAAGGCGAGGTTAAAGTAATGCCTAACTCTATAGGTGTTTATTTCCAAATGGAAGAATACGGAGAGTTTCAAGATCAAGGTGTTAAGGGTAAAAGATCCAGTTCACGTGCGCCAAAATCCCCTTTTAAGTTTGGATCCGGTACAGGTAAGAAAGGTGGATTAACTGAAGCTATAGAGAAATGGGTAAAGGCACGAAGGTTTCAATTTAGAGATAAGAGAAGTAAAAAATTCATGTCTTATAAATCAACTGCATGGCTAATAACTAAGAGTATTTACGCTAAAGGATTGAAGCCAACTTTATTCTTTACAAAACCATTTCAGGAAGCATATAAGAACCTACCAGATGAATTAGCTAAGGAATACGGATTAGAGGCAACTCAGTTATTTAAAATGAGCATTAAGAAATAAAATGGCAAATATATTTTGTAGATCACCGTTTATAGTTACAATAAACGAAACAAGCCAAATCGAAACAAAAGTAGAGATTAGGATTTGGAATTCAGGGAGTGCGCCTGTGTCACCTACTTACTCACTCAGTAAGTTAATACCAAGCACTTCTAACCGTGCGACATATTACAACGTTTCGCCATACATAAAGGAATATATTTCACATATATCTTTTCCTAATAACTATAACGTAGTAGGAGATTCACTAGCTACTGCACAGTATTGTAATGTAGAAATAAAGCGTTATAAAAAACTAACCTCATCCTTTACCTTGTTAGATACTACAACGTACTTAGCATTTGATGGATGGACTAATTACACCGATGGCTACAACTACGATAGAGGGAATTATTTACTTGATGAAGGTACTTATCTTTATGAGTATGATAGTTCCGCTGTTCTATCTACTGACAAGTTAAAAAGAGCAGGAGATATTACGCTATATGTAACGGCAGGCTATAAAGTGAAATATACCGAGTTAAAAACAGGATTAACACAAACCAATACATTTACGCAAACTGGTGTTAAAACATTCCCTAGAGTATATGTAAATTATTATGATAATGGATGCATCACACAGGTAACAGATGCTTCTAATAACGTGCTGTGGGAGTCTACATTTAAGCCACAAATAGAATGTAAATATACTCCTATGGTTGTGGACTTCATTAATAAGTATGGAGCATGGCAAAGGGAATTTTTCTTTAAAGCAAGCAAATCGAGCACAAGCAAAGAGAATAGTGTTTACAACCTACTACAAAGCACAGTAAATAATTACGATGTTAGAGAGGGACAACGTAAAGCATTTAACACTATCACCAAAGAAAGTGTAGTAATTAACTCAGATTGGCGAGGTGATGACTACGCAGAGGTAATACGTGACATACTAATGAGTGAACGCATACTTTTGAATGATTCGCCTGTACAACTAATGACCAAGAATGTAGAACTACAAAAACACATAAACAACAAGACTATCAATTACCAACTAGAGTTTGAGTACGCATATGACTTTAACAATACTGTAATATGAGGAAGATAAGCGTATATATTGAAGGTGAAAGAATAGAACTATTCAACGATGAGAATATAGTAGTAAACTCATCCTATCAAAATTATAAAGACTTAGCTAAGATATTTACAGATTTTAGCCAAAGCTTCACCGTACCAGCAAGTGAAAGAAACAACGAAATATTCCAACACTTCTACCAAACGGACGTAGATACTACTTTAAACTTTCAATTACGTAGGGAAGCAAAAATAGACATAGACCATTCACCATTCAGAACAGGGAAGATTCAACTAGAAAAGGCTAACCTAAAGAATGGAATGCCTGAAAGTTATACTATAACGTTCTACGGTGATTTAAGAAGCTTATCGGATATATTTGGAGATGACAAGCTTATCTCTTTAGATATGTCGAACTACACACATACATATAATGGTACAGAAGTTCGTAATAGAGTGACTACTGCTACGGATTATGATGTGCGCTATCCTCTAATATCTAGTAAAAGAGTTTGGACATATGGAGATGGATCAACAACGGACATTGCTAATGCAATTCCTACTTATCCAATAAGTTATACGGAGTTATTCCCTGCTATAAAAATCCAAAGAATATTTGATGCTATAGAAGATAAGTATGGTATTACATGGTCTGGAACATTCCTAAGCGACAAACGATTTACGGATTGCTTTTTATATCTAAAGAATAAAGAAAAGTTTGAAGTATATAGCCCTGTTTATCCTGTGGACTTTACTACAACGGACAATAGTACATTCTTTAATACTACTACGGACTACTTACAAGTAGGTTATGTATCTATACCTAATGCTTCGCATAAAGTACAAGCACGTGTAACGGTATATACTGGCACATGGTATTTACAGGTGTTTAAAAATGGATTGCTTTACACTACTTTAACAGGAGATTCAACTACAAACGGCAACACATTTGAATTCTTTAATACGGATAATGTAAACGGATTAAACGAAAAATTCACCTTTAAGATATACGGCACGCAAACCACTCTTTACAATGTATATGTGTATTATGAAATAAGCAATCCTGTAGCACTCTTAAATGTGAGTTCTTATGCTTCTACAAATATTGCTTCACCTTCACAATTAGTAGTTACAAATGTTAACTTGGCAGATAATATGCCAGATATGAAAGTGGCAGATTTTGTAGCAGGTGTATTTAAGCAGTTCAATTTGATGTGTACAGGAAAAACTACAGACACTTTCCAAATAGATACACTAGACGAATGGTATGCAAAAGGTTATTTATGGGATATAACTCAACATACAGATATAGATTCCATAGATGTAGAACGCATCAAACTATTCAAGCGTATAAGTTTTGAACATGAGGAATCTAGGTCATTCATGAATACTGAATTCAAGCAAATGAATGATAGAGAATATGGTTCTTTAGAACAAGCATTTGATTATGATGGAGAAGAATATGTTACTAAAGTTCCTTTTGAAAACCTACTACAACAGCAATTTACTTATGAACAAGATGGAGATATACTTCCAACTGGTCTACAGGTAGGATATTGCTTAGAACAAGACACATATAAGCCATATGTACCAAAACCTATTTTATTATATAAATATGATAGGACATATTCTACTGGTTTTTATTTTGATTCAGGTTCAGGTGGTTATTTTCAAGATTTTTATATTCCATTCGGACAAGACTTAAAATATAATAATTTGCAGTATTCTCTAAATTGGGGAAATGATATTTCATCTTTACTTTTAGAAAACATACCGAATAGTGCATATCAAGTATATTACTCTAATTATATCTTGAATTTATACCAAGCCAAAAATAGAGTATTAAATGTTAAGGCACATTTCCCTATTAGCTTAATGACAAAGCTGCGCCTAAATGATAGGTTAATAATTAGAGATAAACGCTATACTATAAATGAAATGAAGTCTAATCTTACTACTGGTGAGGTAGACTTACAACTAATATTAGACTTTAGACCTGTAAAAACAGTAAAACTACCTAAGATATGGTGGAAAGGTGGTGACATTAAATGGGCAGGATTCTTACCAAACGGTGCTGTATTAGGTGAAATTGAAGTAGGTGCTAGTGGTATAACAGCTTCGCCTAGTACATTCACAGAGGAAGCTATTATAACATTTACAGTACCTGAGAATCCTACTCCAACAGAGTATATGATTACTGAAATAGAGGATAATTTTATTACTGAGGAAGGCCAAAACTATAGAACGGAAACAGGAGGAGAATTAGATTACGGGATTTATATCGATTATACCTATGAAAATGGGGATACGGAATCAATAGATATACCATTTATACAGTTAGGATCATGATAAAGAGCATTATAGACATGTTGCAAATAGATGATTTCATGGGCAAATCAAATGCAATAGACATAGCAAAGGGAAAGTATAAAATCCCATCAAGCATTAAAGAGATGTACAAACAAAGCCGAAGGGAGTTATTAAATAAAAAGAAGTTAAATGGCTGAAAAGGTAAATATAGAACTAGAGATTAAGGACAATGTAAAATCCTTAAAAGCACAACTCCGCGAAGCACAAAATGAAGTTACTCAACTATCAGAGAAATTTGGTGCCACATCAAAGGAAGCTGTACAAGCAGCAAAAAGAGCAGCAGAATTAAAAGATGCCATTGGAGATGCTAAAGCCTTAACAGATGCGTTTAACCCAGATGCAAAATTTAATGCATTAAGTAATTCTATTGGTGGAGTTCTAAACGGATTCCAAGCCTTTGAAGGTGCTTTAGGTTTAGTAGGTGTTGAGGGTGAAGCTGTACAGGAAACTTTATTGAAAGTACAGAGTGCTATGGCTGTATCGCAAGGTATTCAGGGATTGATGGAAGCTAAAGATTCTTTCAAACAACTCGGTGCTGTAGCAGTAGACGCATTAAAAGGAATTCGTACAGGTGTAGCAGCCACAGGTATAGGTGTGCTACTTGTTGCAGTAGGTACACTCGTAGCTTATTGGGATGACATTAAAGAGGCAATGTCTGGAGTAAGTGAAGAACAGGAAAAACTTAATGAGCAAGCGGTAAAGAATTACGAAACGGCGAAAGAATCACTACAGTTATTAAACAGTCAAGACAACATATTAAAGCTTCAAGGTAAATCCGAAAGGGAGATTCTACAAATTAAGATAAAGAAAACACAGGAAACTATAAACGAAGGTGTTGAAGCATTAAAACTACAAAAGTTAAAACAAGAAGCAGAAGAAAAGGCAGCTATAGAAAACTATAGTAGAGCAAAAAAAATAGCACAATTTTTAGTAGAGCAATCACTCTTCTTGCCTAAGTTAATGATGCTCCCTATAGATATGGCAATCAAAGGAGCAAATAAAGTTGCTGAAATATTAGGAATAGGTAAAATCATAACAGTAGACCTAACAGATGCTTTTAATCAAATGACTGAAAAAGCAGCAGGTTGGATTGCAGGTAGTTTATTCAATGTAGAAGAAATTAAGACAGAGGGGGCAAAGACACGTAAAGAAATACAAACCCAAATAGACGAACTTAAAAATGCTAGAGCAGGCTATCAGTTATCAATACAACAGATAGATAAAGAAGCTGAAAATAAACGTAAACAAGCAGCAAAAGATGCCGAAGATAAAAGGCAAAAGGATTTACTAGAAAGTTTAAAAGAACGTGTTTTAACCGAGGAAGAAATAGAGAAAATGCGCTATGAGGAACTTGGTAAAATAGCTGCTGAACAAGAGCAAGCAAAACGCGATCAAATGATGGCAGATGCATTGTTAGAAGGTCAATTAAGAACAGCAATATTTGAAAAGGAATTAGCAGATTTAGAAGAGCAAGATAGACTTAAACAAGAACGTATAAAAAGAAACAAAGAATTTGCAATACAATCGTCTATAGATACTTTCCAAACTATTGCAGATGTAGCATCAGCATTTGCAGGTAAGGATAAAGAACAACAGAAGAAAGCATTTCAAATACAAAAAGCTGCAAACATAGCAAAGGCAACTGTAGAAACTTACAAATCCGCAACAGGTGCTTATGCATCACAACTTATAGCAGGTGATCCAACTTCACCAATTAGAGCAACTATCGCAGCAGCCATAGCAGTTGCAGCAGGTATAGCCAATGTTAAAAAAATTGCTTCTACGCAATTCGATGCTGGTGGTACTTCTGCTTCTGCTGGTGGTTCTATGGGATCAGGTGCAACAGGTGGAGGTGCTATTACAACACCTGCCAACTTCAACATAGTAGGTAACGCAGGAGCAAATCCATTAGCAGGATTAAACCAACCTATACAGGCATATGTAGTAAGTGGTCAAATAACAAGCGCACAGGAATTAGATAGAAAGCAAATAAGTTATTCTAGTTTCCCATAATGCAACAAAATTAACTTTTAAGGTTTTTAAGATATGAATAAGATAATCGAGTTAGTTATAAATGAGGATGATTCTTTGAGTGGAATTGAAGCAGTTAGTGTGGTAGAAAATCCTGCGATACAAGAAAACTTCATAGCATTGAATAAGCATGAAGTAATGCTTAAAGAAATAGATTCCGAGAAACGCTTATTGATGGGTGCAGCGTTAATACCAAACAAGCACATATACAGACGAAACGAAAAGGATGAGGAATACTATATCTATTTTTCTGAGCAGACTGTACGCAAAGCTTCTGAGTTATTCTTAATGCGATCTAACCAGAACAACGCTACCTACGAACATAAGGATAAATTGAATGGACTGAGTGTTGTTGAGTCTTGGATTATAGAGGATGAGAAACACGATAAATCCAAGAAGTATGGTTTCGATTTACCTGTGGGAACATGGATGATTTCCATGAAGGTAAATAATGACAAGGTTTGGAGTGATGTCAAAGAAGGGAAAGTTAAAGGTTTTTCTATCGAAGGATATTTTGCAGACAAATTAGAGATGAGCCTACAGAATGAGGATGAGGTACTACTTGAGGCCATAAGAAAGATCATTGTAGATGCTGAACGCCAAGAATTAAGGTCATATACAGACTATCCTAAAGCAGCTGTTGAGAACGCAAAAATAGCACTTAGATGGGTAGAGGAACATGGATGGGGATCGTGCGGAACAGCTGTAGGTAAAATTCGTGCAAGCCAGTTAGCAAATAATGAACCCATCTCAGAGGAAACGATTTCACGCATGGCAGCATTTGAAAGACATAGACAAAACTCGCAAAAGGAGTTAGGAGATGGATGTGGTAGATTGATGTGGTTAGCATGGGGTGGTGATGAAGGTGTTGAATGGGCGCAACGTAAACTTGAAAGCTTAAGAAATGGATAAAATACCATACTATATAAGGTATAACGAAACTACTTCCATAAGTAATACCGACTTTTTGTATTATGATAATAACACAGAAACGGCACAGAGTATAAGTTATGCAGACCTATTAACTCAGTTAGAAAATGATTTAGTAGTAACTGCGACAACCGATTATAAAACAGTCTTTTTATTTCAAGGATGTTAGGCAACGCAAGATTAAAACCAAGTGCAACAACATTAAGCACATTATATACAGCTACGGCAGATTGCGTAGTAAGTTCTATTTCTATATGCAACCTTGGTGGTACTGCAACTACATTTAGAATTGCTCTAAGGCCATTAGGCGCAGCAATAGACGATTCACACTATTTGTATTATGATCTTCCAATAGATGCAAATGATACATTTATTTTAACAGGTGGAGTTGTGCTTAAAAACACGGACATAGTATCTGTTTACTCAGGCAATGCAAACCTATCTTATAACCTATTTTATACTACGTAAATGGCACAGAATAGCGCAAAAGGAAGTTCATATATAACACCAAGTTTGGATAACTTAACGGATGTTACAATAGCAGGTGCAACTACTAACCAGGTATTGACTTATAACGGATCGCAATGGGTTAACTCAGCAACTCAAGGAGATATGTTAAAATCGGTTTATGATACCGACAATGACGGAGTAGTTGATAGTGCAGAAAAAGAAGTATTAGATGTAAGAAATACAACAGGCTCAACCATACTAAAAGCATCTGTAGTTTATATAGGTGGTGCTACGGGACAAATGCCAACGATACTTTTAGCCGATGCAGACACGGAAGCAACAAGTTCAAAAACTATAGGATTAACTTTAGATGCAATTGCGAATAATACCAACGGAACAATTATAACAAGTGGTTTATTTCACGATGTAGATACAAGTGCATTTAGTGACGGAGATAGTCTTTGGTTAAGTTCTACGGCTGGTGGCATGGTTGCAAATACTCCACCTGCGGAACCTGCACATTCTGTGTATATTGGGCGTGTGGCTTATGCTCATCCAACAAATGGTAAAATAGTTGTTGCCATTCAAAATGGGTATGAACTAACTGAACTGCATGGAGTAGAGATCACTTCGCCATTACAAGGTGATGTATTAAGTTATAATGCTAGTACGGGTTTATGGGTTAATAGCCCAAGCGGTGGGTTAATGCCTGCGGTAACTGCACATGAAACATTTAGAGGTGTAATGTATGCAAACAACTCAACCACGGAAACAACATCTGGAGGTATAACCATAGCGACTACAGGATCAACAATCGCACGTTCAGTTGCATCTACAAGTTTTGCAACTAAACAAATAAGAAAAGGATTTTATGCGTCTGTGGTAAGTACAGGAAGGTATACAGGAACAAGAGGCTCTGCATTGCTTTGGTTTTTAGGTGGTGGGTTTAGATATGTGTGTGAGGTGTACATAAGTGACACGGCTTATGGTAGTGGATGTCGACAATTCTACGGAATGATTGGACAAACTACAGATTTAACATACAACGATACTACAACGGTTGCTTCAATGCTTAATGTTATTGGTGTGGGATCAGATGCTGCGGATTCTAACCTGCAAATATTCCACAACGATGGATCGGGAACTTGCACAAAAGTAGATTTAGGAGCAAACTTCCCAGCTAACAGAACGGCAGGAGCAGCAATGACTACAACTTATTCAATAGAGTTATATAATGCAAATAGTGGAACGGATGTAATTTATCGAGTTACTAATAACGAATTAGGAGAAATTGCAGAAGGTACAATAAGCACAGATTTACCTTTAAACACACAAGGACTTAACTTTTGTGCATCTCGTTGTATGGGTACGGCTATCACAAATACAGGGCAGTTTGATTTATCATTATTAGGGGTTTATTCATTATAATATGGCAACATTTACATTAGAGTGCATTCAAGAAGAAATTAACTATGAGCAATCGCAGTTAATAGTAAAACCTACTACAATGGAAATATGTCACTATGTAGACAGTAGAAAGGTTTTAAACACAGTAGATATAACACCAACGGTAATTGCAGATTTTATATCGGAGCAAACACCGTTATTATTCGGGGTATTCCAAAACATGGAAAATATCCATTTAGAAACACGTAACAATTATACACTATAAATATGGCAAAGAAAAAAACAACAAGTCCAGTAGGCGGTAACAGAGGATGCCTATGTAAAGATGGCACTTATTCAAAAGAATGTTGTGAGGGCGAACTATCGCAGCAAGGTATTGGAGCAACTGAAGGACAAGGAGTATCCAATGTTACAAACACGAATGCAGTACGCACAATTACAAGCGTAAGCAACTAAAAATGTAACAGATAAAAAAAGTCTAAGTTTTTAAATAAAAAATAAAATGAACGCGAAAGAAATAGTAAACCAAGTTAAGACACTTCTAGGAATGGAAGTAAAATTAGCTACAATGAAACTATCAGACGGTGTTACCGTGTTAGAGGCAGAAATGTTTGAAGCAGGTGCAGAAGTATTTGTTTTGGCAGAAGATCAAAAAATTGCTTTGCCTGTAGGTGAGTACGAACTTGAAGACGGAAAGATTCTAGTAGTACAACAAGAAGGTATTATTGCTGAGGTTAAAGAAGCAGAGGTTAAAGAAGAAATGCCAGAAGCTGAAGCGGAGCCACAAGTTGAAGTAGAAGTAGAAGCTGAAGCAGAAGTATCTACACCTAAAAAGACTGTAGAATCTATTATTAAGGAAACTTTCTTCGCTGAAATGGAAAAACTTAAAGCAGAGAATGAAGAACTTAAATCCAAATTGGAAACGCTTAGCGCAACTAATCCTGAAGAAGTTGCTGCTGAAACTACTGAAGAAACAACTGCAACAACTACAACAGAGGTGGAACTTGAAGAAGTAAAACCTATCACTTTCAATCCAGAAAGAACTAACGAAGTAGAAGGATTTAAATATGCTTCTAAAAGACCACGTTCTACTATGGATGCAATCTTAGAAAAATTAAACAAGTAATCAATATTTTAAATTAATAAAATGGCAACAACAACTTCAATTACAACTACTTACGCAGGCGAGTTCGCAGGTAAGTACATTGCAGCAGCATTATTGTCTGCACCAACTTTAGAAAAAGGAGGGATGACTATCCATCCGAATATCGTATATAAGGAGGTAATTCAACGATTCGCAACTGATGACATTGTTAAAAACTCCACTTGCGACTTCGATCCTACTTCAACAATCACTTTAACTGAAAGAGTCTTAAACCCTGAGGAATTTCAAGTTAATTTGCAATTGTGCAAAAAAACGTTTGTTAGCTCATGGCAAGCGGCTGAGTTAGGTTACTCTGCATTCGCATCTATTCCAAAATCATTAAACGATTTCTTGATTGCTTATGTAGCTGAGAAAGTTGCTGCTTCAATGGAGTCTACAATTTGGACAGGTGTTAACGCAACTGCTGGACAATTTGATGGCATCTCTACTTTGATCGCTGCTGACGCTGCTTTACCTGCTGCTCAAGAGGTTGCTGGGGCTGCAGTATCGGCGAGTACAATAATTACGGAGTTAGGTAAGATAATCGATGCAATTCCAGCACGTTTGTACGGACAGCCTGATTTGAAATTGTACCTTTCTCAAAATATGTATAAAGCATATGTTAGGGCGTTGGGCGGATTCGCTTCTACAGGCGCTAACGGATACGATAACAAAGGAACTAACCAAGTATTAGGAGATTTAGTATTTGATGGTGTACCTGTATTCATGGCAAATGGATTAGCTGCAGGAACTGCAATTGCAACTACAACTTCTAACTTACACTTTGCGACATCTTTACTTTCGGATATGAATGAAGTTAAGGTCTTGGATATGAGTGATTTGGATGGTTCACAAAATTTCCGAGTAATCATGAGATTCCGAGCTACGGCAAATTATGGATTTGCTGAGGACATGGTTACATATGGAATCACGAACTCTGCTAACTAATAACTATACTAACTAACAAAAGGGTGGTGCAATAAACACCACCTTTTTTTATACAAACATTTAAAATTTTAATATATGAGCTGTGATATATCAAACGGAAGACTTGAGCAATGCAAAGACTCAGTTTCTGGTCTTGAGGCAATTTTCTTTGTAAACTATGGCGATTATAACGCTGAAACGGACATCACGTATGATGCAACTAATACGGATCAAATCAATGACATCAACGGAGTTTCTTCACTTTACAAGTATGAGTTGAAAGGTGCGAACTCTTTTGAGCAAACTATTAACTCTTCTAGAGATAATGGTACTACGTTTATCGAGCAAGTATTGACTATCCAATTGAAAAAGCAAGATGCTGCAACGCATAAAAACGTTAAGTTGCTTGCTTATGGTAGACCTCATATCGTGGTAAAAACACGTTCTAACCAATATTTCTTAATGGGATTGGAAAGAGGTGCAGATGTTACTGCTGGTACTATTTCAAGCGGAACGCAAATGGGTGATTTCAATGGGTATTCTTTGACATTTACTGCAATGGAAAATATCCCTGCAAACTTCTTGAACTGCTCTACGGATGCAGGTCTAGCTACTGTGTTTAGTGCTGCTACTATAGTAACTTCATAGTAAGTAAATAAATTATCGAGAAGGGGAGTGTAACAACTCCCTTTTTTTATTACATTTATACGCGACACTTTAGATTTTTCCACTTAGGTAAGAGAAGGAGGTATATGCCTCCTTTTGTTTTGAAACAAAAATACCTCCCTTTAGTTTATAGGTTATGATTATACTTCAAGAAAGTGCATCTAACCAGACGATTAATTTCATTCCGCGAGCAGGTGGATATGATACGCTTGTCATTACAGATGAGCAGACAGGAGATGTACAGACTATAACAACCTTTACAAGTACACAGGGTGACTATTATGATACGATTACAGCGATCTTTACGCTAGTTCAAAATAGATTCTACTCTTTAGTAATTAAAGACGGCACAGTCGATTTATTTAAAGATAAGATTTTTTGCACTAATCAATCTATACCTACCTACTCCGTAAATAGCGGACAGTATACAAATTATTCAAGTAACAACGATTTCATTCTATATGAGTAACGTACACATTTTAAACTTGGCAGCCTATGAAACGCCAACTATTCAGGAGTCTAAACGTGATGAATGGGTAGAGTATGGCGAGGGTAATGACTATTTTAGTTTTTTAATAGACCGATACACGAACAGCCCAACAAATAACGCTATTATAAACAACATTTCAAGACTTGTTTATGGTAAAGGATTAAGTGCTACAGATGCATCACGCAAGCCGAATGAGTATGCACAAATGATGGCAATGATCAACAAGGAAGATATACGAAAAGTAGTTAAAGACTTCAAGATGTTAGGTAATGCAGCAATGCAAATACACTACACTAAAGACCGTAAAAAAATACAGAAGGTGTATCATATCCCTGTTAATCTTATACGTGCGGAAAAGTGCAATAAAGATGGCGAGATTGAAGGCTATTACTACTCGGATAATTGGAGGGATGTAAAAAAGTATGCGCCTAAAAGAATACCTGCATTTGGATATTCAAACGAGCAGATAGAAATACTTTACATCATGCCTTATTCGGTAGGGATGAAGTATTACGCTTATCCTGATTATTTAGGAGCATTACCTTATGCAACACTAGAAGAGGAGATTGCAGACTATTTAGTGAATGAGGTGCAAAATGGCTTCTCTGGAACTAAAGTGGTTAACTTTAATTCGGGTGTACCATCGGAAGAACAACAGCAAATCATTAGTTCTAAGGTATTAGGGAAGTTAACGGGATCACGAGGGCAAAAAGTGATCGTTGCATTTAATAATAACGAAACAGAGAAAACAACTGTAGACGATATTCCTTTAAACGATGCTGCTGAACAATATCAGTATTTGAGTGATGAGTGTATGCGTAAATTAATGTTAGCGCATAACGTTACATCTCCTTTATTGTTTGGTATTGCTTCAACAAATGGATTTAGTTCTAATGCTGATGAGTTGAGAAACTCGGCTATCTTGTTTGAGAACATGGTTATTAAACCAATTCAAGAACTTTTGATTGATGCATTTGATAGAATCTTAGCTTACAACGGAATTAGTTTAGACTTGAAGTTTGAAGGTCTTAATCCATTAGATGCAGAAGGAGATTTAACAAATACAGAAGGTAGCAAAGTAATTGAAGGTATTAACTCACTTTCTCCATTGGTTGCTAATAAAGTTCTTGAGTCAATGACACCTAATGAGATTCGTGCATTGGTAGGATTAGCACCAGAGCAAGGAGGTAGCGACTTAGCACCTGCACAACTTAGCGCCATTGATAAATTAGATGTGGACCAATACGGAGAGGACATTGACTTGGACCAATGGGAATTGATTGATTCACGTATTGTAGACTATGACATGGAAGAGGACTATGATAAACTCATTGATAGCGCAAATAAACCTACATTAATGAGTAGAATAGTTAGCTTGGTTAAGACAGGTACAGCATACGCAAAAAGAAACTCAGAACAAGACAATGAAGTCTTTAGAACACGATACAGATACATTGGTGAAATAAGTGATAAATCAAGACCTTTCTGTAAGGCAATGATTAAAGCTAACAAGCTATATCGTAAAGAAGATATTATTGCTATGGGGGACCAAGTAGTTAATGAAGGTTTTGGTCCTAAAGGTTCGGATAAATATTCGGTTTGGTTATATAAAGGAGGGGGTGCATGCCATCATGCTTGGCAGCGTGAAACATATAGAAGAAAAGGAACTGATTTAACTTCTCCTTTAGCTAAGACCGTAACACCTGCACAGCAACGAAAAGAAGGATATATAGCGCCTGTAAACGATAAGAAAGTATATCAAAGACCAATAGATATGCCAAACCAAGGATTTTTACCTAAATAAACATGGAAGCACTACTCATAACACGTAACGATTTAGTAAAATTTACAGCGCTAAACGGAAACCTTGATCCTGACAAGTTCATGTTTTGCATCAAAATAGCGCAAGATATTCATATTCAAAACTACTTAGGTACACAGCTATTTAACAAGCTAAAACAATTGATTGTAGATGGAGATGTGGACGATGTCGGAAATGCTGATTATAAGACTTTATTAGTGGACTACGTAAAGCCTTGTTTGATTCACTACGCAATGGTGGAGTTATTACCTAATACAGCGTATACAATCTCAAATAAAGGCGTTTACAAGCATAACTCTGAGAATTCGGATACAGCTACCAAAGAAGAGATTGATAGCCTTATATCTAAAGAAAGGATATTAGCACAGCAATATACTGAAAGACTACTTGATTTCTTAGGAAACAATAGTATAGATTTCCCTGAGTACAACTCAAATGGAGCAGGGGATGTATTTCCAGATAGTAACAATAATAACATTGGTTGGTTTATATAATATGGCGTACAAACCTAAACAAGAGAACATAATTAAGTTGCAAATCTTTTTAAGCACAGTTAAAGATGGCAAATAGCATTGGATGGGGAGCAGCAGTAAGTAACCTTATTGGCTACGGAAAAGCTAATGAAGAAGGAGATAACTTTAAGGATGAGTCATCTGTCTTTTTGTTAGAAACTGAAAGCGATGATTTTCTAATCACTCAAAGTGCAAGTGTTGACCTTGCAGGTTGGGGTGAGGTTTACGATACCACATGGTGGGGAGATACAATTGACGAACGATAAATAATAAAAAATGGCAGAAAAAAAGTTTAGCGAATTAACCGCAAAAGGTGCTACTATTGCAGATACGGACATTGTCGCAATATCAGAAAGTGCAGGTGGTGGTACATACACTTCTAAAAGTGTAACTGGGGCAAACATTAAAGCATTGGTAACAGATGCTAACCTAACAACTACAGACATTACAACAAACGATGTAAGCACGTCTAAGCATGGTTTTGCACCTAAAGCACCAAATGATACTACAAAGTTTTTAAGAGGTGATGCAACATGGGCAGTAGTACCTGCAGGTGGATTGACTAAATTCACCGAAGCA